CATCTCAGTTCGGCCCCGCCGTGTCATCGCCACCGGCGTACACGCCGCCGTGGGTATGCGTATGCAGCACCACGCCGTTTGAGGACAGATTGCCCGAGACGTGCGTGAAGTCACCCGTGATCGTGGTTGTATTGCCCTGGCCGTCCTGGCCGCTCAAACCGGCCTGGTAGGTAAGTAAACCCGTTACGGTGGCCTGGCCGTCTAGGAGTACCTGCGGTGCGCGTAGCGTAATCTGGCTGCTGGCCTGCGCCAGCACGGTGTTGACGCCCGTGGCGGCCAAATGGCCGCTGGCATGGTTATAGCTCACCCGCGCCCCATCGGGGTAGACGCGCACGGTCTCATCCGGGTTGTGCGAGGGCGTATCAATCTGTTCTGAGGCCAAACCGCGCAGTACCACGCCCTGCACCGGGTCGCCGCCCGGACACAACACCACCACTTGCTCGCCCACGCTGGGC